ACTAGGCCAAAACGCTGACGCCATGCACGGCATCGAGCTCACCAACCACCTGCGGCTGCTCAGCGGCTACCACCTGGGCACCGATCTCGTCGACCGGCTCACCGCAGCCGAGCGGTTCCAGCGTCAGCAACGCGAGGCGCTCGCCCAGGCGGCCGACGAGATCGAGCGGCTGACGGCCCGCGTGGTCGAGCTCGAACACATGCTCGCGGATGACGGGGAACTGCCCGCTTCCGCCGTGCCCAGTCTAGGCTAGAAGCAACGGCCACGAGTCGGGCCTGACCCGCGCCACCACGAGGTAACACCATGTCCGAAGTTCGCATCAAGCGTCGCGTTCGCACGATCTCCCTGACCCTCGGCACCGCTACCGCAGCGGCCACGGTCATGCGACTCGATGACATGGCTGGCGGGATCATCTCGGTCGGCACGATGTCGACCTCGGCATCCACCCTCCAGATGTTCGGGGCTACCGATGAGGCTGGCCCCTATCGTCGCGTCTACGGAGCCGATGGCTCTGCCGCCGATGTGACCCTCGCACCGAGCACCGCCGATGGTCGGATCTACTCGCTCCCCGATTCCGCCTACGCTCTGCCCTACGTGCGGATCGTGAGCGGCAACACCTTCGCAACCGCTGTGCTTGCGACGGTGGTGCTCAAGAGCTAGGCGTGCCCACTCGCATACCCACCCACAGGCCGCTGCGTCTCCGCTCCGCTTCCATCCAGGCGGCAGAGCACACGAGGCCAAACGCGGCAGCCCGTGGGTACTGCGACTCGCGGCACAAGGCGTGGCGGCTCGCGGTGCTGACCCGCGACGCGTGGCAGTGCCAAGACTGCGGGCGGGTGTGTGCTGATCGACGCGAGGCTCACGCTGACCACACCTCGCCGGTCGTGCATGGCACCGAGGTCTGTCGCGATGGGCGATCGCGGTATGACGTAGCCGGTGGTCGCTGCCTCTGCGTGCGATGCCACAGCCGGAAAACGAACAAAGAAAGTCGCTCGCAAGCAACGTGAAAATCCGTACACTTCCATCTCCACAAGGAGGTGGCGAATGGCGTGCATGAAGTGCGGGTCGGATTGGGTGACGCTCAAGGGCAAGGACATGGTTTCCTGCCCCGAGTGCTGCAAGCAGCAACGGTGCAAAGCGAGGAAGCAGGGCAGGCTGCCAGCGGAAGAATCAAAGTTGTGCGAGCGGTGCGGCTGCGAGTTTACGGCCAACGGCGGCAATGCCATCAGGCACGCTCGGCATTGCTCGGCTTGCTCCGAGGCTGCTAGGCGGGAATACCTCCAGGCCCGCAAGGACAAGATCAAGTCAGGCGAATGGCAGGCGAAGTCGCAGAGGAAACTCAAGGGCAGGAAGTGCGTGCGGTGCGGATCGCACCTCAACTGCAAACAGAGTAAGTATTGCGGTAGTGACTGCTACAACGCTGCCAAGAAGGAAGGCATGCAATCTTGGGATCGCACTCGACAGCTAGAGTCGATCTGGCATCGAGGCGGGCGATGGGCATGTGCTCCATCGCGAAAGCCGATCCAAGAGATGCGGCACAATATGCACGCGTTCCTGCGGAAGGTCAGTCGCCTTTACGATTCAGCCCGAGACATCAGCAGCCCTTGCGAGATATGCGGCAACTCTACCTATGGGCCGCAGGCGCGGTTCTGCTCGATGGCGTGCCTGAGCAAATCAGAGAGTCAAGTTGCGTGCTTCAAGTGCGGGAGCCTGTGCATTGCACGCGGCGTGTCGCGACGCAAGATGTGCGACAAGTGCTTGGTAGAAGCAAAGAGGAAAGAGCGAAAGATTGAGAAGCGAGAAAAGGGAACGTATCGCAAGCGGTGCCGAAAGTTCGGCGGGAACTACGTTGCAGGCGTTACGCGACGCAAGGTGTTTCAGCGAGATGCTTGGCGATGTCATGTATGCAAAAAGAAATGCTTGAAGCACTGGGCGAACAACCACCCGATGGAAGCGACAGTCGATCATCACCCCATCCCTCTCAGCAAGGGCGGCGATCATGACTGGCACAATGTCAGATGTGCCCATCGCAAGTGCAACTCAGAGAAGCGAGATCACTGGGACGGTCAGCGAAGGCTTGCGTTCGCGCACGGTTGAGTATCCCCCCGCAGGGAGGGTAGGGGTTGGAGCAGTCGGCATCTGTCAGGAAAACCAGAAGTTCCTATGGGGGAGAGCGCCCGCAGGTTTTGCATAGGGGGGTATCGTCAGGTTTTCCCGCCGCAAAAACAGGCACGCCCGAATGAACATCCGCAACCGCGTGAAAGCCCTCCGCACGGTCAAGGCGTCGGAGTTGGCTCCAAACCCTAAGAACTGGCGAACGCACCCCAAGGCTCAACAGGACGCTCTACGCGGCATCCTGGCGGAAGTGGGTTACGCCGACGCGTTGCTCGCCCGCGAGTTGCCCGACGGCTCGCTGATGCTGGTGGACGGGCACCTTCGGGCCGAGACCACGCCTGAGCAAGAGGTGCCGGTTCTCATCCTCGACATCAACGAAGCGGAAGCCGACAAGCTCCTCTTGTCACTCGATCCGCTCGCGGCGTTGGCTGAGACGAATGCCCAGGCTCTCGACGCCTTGCTTCGCGAGGTGGACACCGGGAGCGAAGGGCTGCAACAGATGTACGCCGACATGGCCGAAGCGGCAGAACTCTATGAGGGAGACAACGCCGAGATCGTTGAAGACGAGATCCCCGAGCCGCCTGTCGATCCGATCACGAAGCCGGGCGACCTGTGGATTCTCGGAGAGCATCGGCTGCTCTGCGGCGACTCGACGAAGGCCAAGGATGTCGAGCGGCTGATGGCGGGGGTGAAGGCTGGCATGGTTCACACTGACCCGCCATACGGAATGTCATACCAGTCGAACATGCGAACCAAGTCAGCCAAGTTCGCTGTATTAGAAAACGACGACCGCGTACTTACGGAATGGATTGAGCCAGCCATCCGAAACAGCGACGGTTGGGTGTTCATTTGGACTACATGGAAAGTTCTTGAGCAGTGGTTTCCGGTCGTGAAGCCATTTGGAAAACTGAGCAATCTTGTTGTCTGGAGTAAGGGTGGCGGTGGAATCGGTGACCTTAAGAAAACCTTCTCAACTGATCATGAGATCGCGTTTGTATTCAATCGAGGAGCCGAGTTGTGCGGCAAGAGAATCGGCAGCGTCTGGTCGTTTGGGAAGGACGCCGCAGGCAACTACGAACACCCGACACAGAAGCCAGTTGCGTTGGCTGTTGAAGCAATCGACAAGACCACAGTAAAAGCCTGCACGGTCTACGACCCGTTCCTCGGCTCCGGCACCACGCTAATCGCCGCCGAGCAACTGGGCCGCAAGTGCTACGGGATGGAGATCAGCCCGCAGTACTGCGATGTGATCGTAAAGCGGTGGGAGACGCTGACGGGCAATAAGGCAGAACTGGAGGCATCCAATGGGCAAGCGAGGGCCACGCAAAGAGCCGACGATCATCAAGATCGCCAAGGGCAACCCCGGCAAAAGGCCGCTGAACAAGAGCGAACCAAAACCGCCAAGCGATGACATCACACCGCCCGAGTGGGTGACGGGCGTGGCCCGCGAGAAGTGGGATAACGTCGTGCCGAAACTCATCGGCATGGGCGTGATGACGAACGCCGATGTAGACACGATCGCTCGCTACTGCACGATGCACGAGCAGTTCGTGAAGTACCTCGACCAGTGCCGTCGCGGTCTTGACGTGCTCGTGATCCGTGACGATGCGGGTAAGGTGAAGTACATGCAGTCGACGCCTGCCGCCACGATGCTGTCGAAACTGGCCGCGTCGATGCTGCGGATTGAGCAAGAGTTCGGGCTGACTCCATCGGCCAGGAGCGGTTTGAGTGGCACGCAAGGCCAGCAACAAGAGAGCGTCATCGAAAAGTTCCGACGCCTCAAGGCTGCCTCTGAGACGGCAGGCTGAAGCGGTCGCGGGCTACCGCTGGGATGAAACGAAAGCCCAGTTGGTGATCGACTTCCTAGAGTCGGTCTGCGTTCACACAAAGGACTCGCCGACCGCCAAGGCTGGCGAGCCGATGCGGCTTCTGGAGTGGCACAAGCAGGATGTGATCGAGCCGCTCTACGGGTGGCGAACCGAGGAAGGGCTTCGGAGGTATCGGCTCGCCTACATCGAAGTGCCGAAAAAAAACGCCAAGTCAACGCTGCTCTCGTGCCTCTCGATCTGGCACTTGCTGATGGAGGGCGAGGGCGAGCTCGGGTGCATCGCGGCGAAGGATCGCAATCAAGCGGCGATCATCTTTGACGAGACCGCCGCGATGGTGAAGCGGTCGCCCGAACTGGCGGCGTCGCTCGAAGTGGTCGATTCGCGGAAGACGATCGTCTGCCAGCAAACCGGCTCCAGCCTGCGGGTGATCTCGCGAGATGCCGGGGCGGCGGAAGGCCCGTCCTACTCGTTCGTCTTCTGCGACGAACTGCACGCGTGGCCCGACCGGCGGCTCTTTGAGGCACTCCGCTACTCGGGCCGCTCCAGGCGAGAGCCGCTCCTCGCGACGATCTCAACGGCGGGCGATCGGCGTGACACGATCTGCTGGGAGCAGCACGAATATGCCGAGTTGACCGCCGCCGATCCGAACTACGATCCCCGCTTTTACGGCAAGATTTTCGGAGCGAGAACTGATGGGAGCGATGACTACTTCGACCGGGCGGTGTGGCGGCGGGTGAATCCCGGCATGGGCGTCACCATGACCGAGGAATCATTCGCGGCGGATGCCCGCGAAGCGAAGAACAAAGCGACCAAGCTGAACGGCTGGCTCCGCTACTCGCTCGGGGTGTGGACTGAGAGCACGAACCGCTGGCTCGATCCCGAGAAGTGGGCCGCGTGCTCGGGTGGCCCGACCTCACCCTTCGCGGGGCGGAAGTGCATCCTCGGGATGGACTTGTCGAAGTCAACCGACCTCTCCGCGATGGTCGCTCTCTTCCCGTGCGAGGGCGACGAGTTCGAGGTCGATGCGATGTTCTGGGCTCCCCGCGATCTCATCATGGAGCGGGAGCGAACCGACCGGCAGCCGTTCCAGCACTGGGTGAACTCGGGGTACATCACGGCAACCGACGGGAACGTGATCGACCACTCGAAGATCCGCGAGTACGTGCTTGAGTACGCGAAGACGCACCAGATCGAGCACATCTACATGGATCTCACCGGGGCGGTTCAGTTGGCGGTGGAACTGCAAGGGGCGGGGCTGAAAGTGGCAGGATGGAGCCAAGGCTTCCGAGGCATGAGCTCGGGTACGAAGAGGCTCGAATCGCTGGTGCTTCAGAATCGCATCCGCCACGGTGGCAACCCAGTGCTCTCGTGGATGTCGGCGAATGTGACGGTGGAGACGAACTCGTTTGAGGACGTTCGGCCGGTGAAGAAAAAGAGCACGGGCCGCATTGACGGGATCGTGGCTCTGATCTTCGCTCTTGGCGGCTGGGAGTCATCGCAGATCACCAACAAGCCCGCAGCCGAACCCTCCATCCTGCTCATATGATCTCCCCAAACGCGCGCATCTTGTGGCTCCCCGGCGAAGACTCCCGCAACTGGGATTACGAGTCTGGCGGCTGGGCTGGCGGCAACCGCAACCCGAGCGGCGTGAAGGTGGACGCCGAGACGGCACTCCGCTCGACGGTCGTGCTCGCGTGCATCCGCGTGCTCTCGACTTCGGTCGCTGGGCTCCCGCTGCATCTCTACCGGCGGCTGTCGGGTGGCGGGAAGGAGATCGCCCGCGAGCATCCGCTCTATCGGCTCCTGCACTCGCAGCCGAACTCGTGGCAGACCTCGTTCGAGTGGCGCGAGCAGATGATGCTGCACTTGCTCTCGCACGGGTTCGCCCTCGATGAAAAGGTCTACAGCGGCGGGGCGATCAGCGAGATCGTGCCGCTGCACCCGAGCCGGGTGAAGACCGAGCAACTCGAAAACAACCGGCTGCGGTACACGTACCGCGAAGCTTCGGGGTCTTCGACGGTTTACACGCAAGACGCAGTGATGTCGGTGCGTGGGATGTCGGATGACGGAGTAAACGGGATGAGCACGATTGAGCTCGCCCGCGACGCGATCGGGCTGGCACGGGCGTGCGAGATTCACGGGGCGACGTTTTTTGGCAACGGGGCTCGTCCAGGCGTGATCCTTTCCACTGATCAGATGCTCTCGCCTGAGGCGGCCGAGAATACGCGAAACCAGTGGGAGCGGGCTCACCGTGGGGCGGATCGCAGCAACCGAACGGCGGTGCTGCAAGGCGGGCTCAAGGTCAACGAGCTCGGCGGCAACAACCAAGAGAGCCAGTTTCTCGAAGCTCGCCGCTTCCAAGTTGAAGAAGTGTGTCGGCTATTTGGCGTTCCCCCACATCTCGTAGGCGATTTGACCAGAAGTTCTTTCTCGAATATCGAGCAGCAATCGCTCGACTTCTTGACGAACGGGCTGATGCCGTATCTGCGTCGCATCGAGTCTTCGATCGCTCGCGACTTGCTTGACGGTGACGAAGAGCACTTCGCGGAGTTCGACACTCGTGGCGTGCTGCGGGCTGACGCTGCGGGTCGGTCGAGCTACTACAACACGATGTGGAACCTTGGCGTGTTGAGCGTCAACGAGATCCGCTCGCTTGAGAATCTGAACCCGGTCGAAAGCGGCGATGTCAGGTTCGTGCAGTTGAACATGACCACGCTCGATAAGGCGGCGGCTGCCCCCGAGCCGATGCCCGCGACCGTGGTCGAGGAGATCGTGGTGGACGAGACCGCCCCGGCTCCCGAGCCGGTCGCGGATGCCGCCCCGGCCCAGGCTGATGAACCGCAACTCGCCGACGTTTCGCTCAACGGTGCCCAGATCACCGGCATCCTAGAGATCCTGACGCAAGTCAGTGGCGGGCTCCTGACCACCGACGCGGCTGGGGCGTTGATTCTCGCATCGTTCCCCAGCATCCCGCTCGCTTCGGTTGATCGCATCCTCGCGGGCACGAGCACGCAGGCTGCCGCTCCTGAGCCGGTGGCAGAGCCGCCCGCTCCCGAGCCCGCCGCCTCCTCGCTCCCCGCGAGCCGGGCGATGACGATCAGCGTCGATTTCGACCGCACGTTCTCTGCCGATCCCCGGCTCTGGGGCGAGTTCGCCCGCAAGGCGGTCGCGGACGGCAATCGTGTCGTGATGATTTCTCGCAGACCCGAGGCGGATCGAGAGGAGGTGATCTCATCTCTCGGCGACTACGCCGAGGCTTTCTCCGACGTGCTGCTCGTAGGTAGTGACACGCTCAAGGACGATGCCGCCCAAGAGGCCGGGATCGCCGTTGACGTGTGGGTGGACGATTCGCCTCAGTTCATTCGCAGCGAGCAGCGTGCCGCACCGGGTGCGGTCGCGGAGGGTGACTTCGTTTCGTGGGATTCGTCGGGCGGTCGTGCTCGCGGGCGGATCGACCATGTGATGGACTACGGCACGCTGGACATCCCCGGCACCGATTTCAAGATCGACGCGACCGAGGAAGA